TACCACCGAGATAACATCGACTGGTAGTCAGGGCTATAGCATTCCCGCAGGAACTCAATATGTTGAAATTGAGATGTGGGGTGGTGGTGCTGGTGGTGGCGCAGGGGACGTTCAAACTGGCGGAGGTTTTGGTGGTAAAGGAGGAGGTAGCACATCATACGGAGCCGGCGGAGGTGGTGGTGCTGGTGCTTATGTCAAGCACAAACTTACAGGTGTCCAAGCATATCCAGGCGGTTCAATTCAATTTACGATTGGTTCTGGTGGTGCCGGTTCTAATGCGGTTGGTAGTACAAATCAAGGAACAAACGGAGGTGCGACAACGCTAAACACCATAAGCACATCTGGTGGTGGTAGTGTAGTTGACATATCTGGCCCAAGTGCGGGTGGTGGATATGGTGGACTGTCTGCACACGCATTGTACTTATTTGGAACAACCATTAGCGAAGGTGGTGATGCATCGGGCGGAAACATAACAAATACAGATGGTGGTGATGGTACTGGTAGGCCTTCAGCAACCACTAGCACTTCGGGGGTTGCAGGTACAGATGGCGGAGACGCACCAAACGGAGGAGAAGGAGGAGATGGAAGTCCAGTCGATTCTAACCCCGTAGGAGGAGACGCAACTGCTCCAGGCGGTGGTGGTGGTGGTGGCGCATCTCACTGTTCTACTGGTTTTTGTGCTAGTATTGCTCCGCACGATGGTGGTGATGGAGCGGACGGTAAAGTAATTGTAAAGGCTTACGGAAAATAAGGAGAGAGATATGCCACCTTGTCATAGAAAAGGAGATATTTGCACAGGTCACGGGTGCTTCCCACCAAGACCATCGGTACAAGGTTCACCAAATGTTTTCACTAACAATATTCCACAACACAGACTAACTGATGCGTGGGCCGGACATTGTTGTGGTCCACCTTGTCACGGTTCTGTTCTTTGTGCTGGTTCACCGAATGTTTTTGCAAACACTTTGGCAGTTGCAAGAAAAGGTGACCCAGTGTGTTGTGGTTCTGCTTGTGCAACGCACTCACCCAATGTTTTTGCTAATGGACCTTGATTATTTTTTATACATATAGGGTACTTTACTAAAAATATATGGGATATTAAATGGTAGATAACACGGTAGAAGGTATCGATATATTTGGCTCTTGGGTAGAAGCGGGAATGGTGTTAGCCGCACTGGGGGCTGGTATCCTTCTTGGTTATCCAATGATTAAATCATTTATCGCCAAAAGAAAAGAAAACAAATCAATTTGGAAAGAACTTCCAACATCGCAAAAGTTTGTAAGTCTTCATACCAAAGTACACGAACACCTAACAGAACTAAGAGTCCGAGCAGACGCTGGAAGAGCCCAAGTTGTCCAGTTTCATAACGGAGGAAAATTCATTGATGGTTCATCGATGAAAAGATTTTCACTTACTCACGAATCCTGTAGAAGTGGCGTATCAGAAACCAGACATACTCGTCAAGACGTTATACTCACGATGTTTGGAGAGATGCTAGAGATTGTAACTGCTGATGACGGAAACCCTATTCTAACTTCCAATCTACCCGACTGTCACTTTAAGCGACACCTAGAAGCAAATAGTGTAATACTCTTCTCCCTTGTTCCCATACGAAACGCAAACGGAATGAATGTAATTGGCTGCTTGTCAATAGAGTGGTGTTCTTGGGTAAAAGCAGACGCAGTAAAGGACGAAGATATAGTTCCAATGGTCAAAGAAAAACGAAGATATATCGAGGCAGAGTTGGCTGCCCAGACTACATAAGTATATGGCTAAGAAGAAAAGATATTCTGATTTGGATTTAGACTTTATCACTCACCCAGTGAGTGGAGATATCTCGTTGAAGTACGACGAAGAAGCAGTAAAAAGGTCTGTTCGTAATCTAGTCTTTATGGGTATGCACGAAAAACCATTTCATCCAGAAATACGGTCAGAAATCAGAAGACTGTTATTTGAAAATTTCACTCCAGTTATAGGCTTCGAAATAGAAAAAGAAATTGAGGATGTAATCAGGGACCACGAACCAAGAGCAAAAATAGAAGAGGTAATCGCTGTTCAGAACGACGAGCAAAATAGATTAGATGTTACTATTAATTTTAGAATCACAGGAATACCTGACCAAAGATTCAAGATAGATTTACCTCTAGAGAGGATACGATAATGGCAGACAATTTCAATGCTAAACTTTCTGTTTCGGATTTGGACTTTGATACCATCAAAGCAAATCTAAAGACATATCTCTCCACACAAGAACAATTCAAAGACATTAACTTTGAAGGTTCTGGTATTAATATCCTAATGGATTTGCTTGCCTACAATACTCACTACCAAGCGTTCTATACAAATATGGTAGCAAACGAAATGTTTCTTGACAGTGCGGTAAGAAGAGATTCAATTGTATCCTTAGCAAAACATTTAGGATATACTCCACGTTCAATAACATCTCCAGTTGCAACTGTTGATATTATTACACCAAGTGCTATGACATTAACCAACGCAATCGTAGAACGAGGAACAATCATCAAAGGAACGCAAGGTGACCAGACTTTTGATTTCTCCGTTATGAAAACTGTAGCCTACGCACTTAATGATGATGGAGATTTTGCCGCGTCGAATGTAGAACTTCGAGAAGGAAGAATTGAAACCTTAACTTATGTCTATGATAACAGAACAAATGCAAAGTATGTAATTCCCGCATCAGCAGACACTTCTACATTGAGTGTTCGTGTTCAAACATCAGTAGACGATAGCAGTGGATATAGTGATGCGTGGACACTTGCAACTGACCTAAACACTGTCTCTGCCACAGACAAAGCATACCACATTCAAGAAATCGATGATGGTGAATTTGAAGTATACTTTGGTGATAACATCGTAGGAAAAGAACCTACAACTGGAAATGTAATTATACTTCAATACTTAAACACCAGAGGACCAGATGCAAATGGAGTTGGGCGAAATGACCAAGAAGGGGCAAGAGTGTTTGCATATACAGACTCAACTGTAGTTGTCAAATCTGCCGCTTCTGGTGGAGCAGACGCAGAAAGTGTCAAGTCGATTAAATTCTATGCACCCAAAACATACTCGGCACAGGACAGGTCTGTCACATCTAAAGACTACGAAGCAATTCTAAAAAGAGATTATGCAGATATCGAATCTGTATATGTCTGGGGTGGAGAAGATAATGACCCACCAGAGTATGGAAAGGTTTTCATTTCAGTAAAACCACTTAGTGGACTCACTATTGACCAAACTAAAAAAGAAGCAATCAAAAAAGATATTCTTAAGAAAACAAATATCGTAACGGTGACTCCCGAGATTGTTGACCCAGACTATTTGTACTTGAATGTTTCCAGTAACATAGTTTATGATAGAAGTAAAACAGTTTTAGATGCTGCCTCTGTAATAAACTTAGTGAGAAATTCTGTTATTGATTATGTTGATGGTGATTTAGAAAAATTTGATAAGGATTTATATTTTTCTAAACTAACAAAACTAATGGATGATTCGAGTGCATCGATTGTTGGTAATGATACTACATTAAAAATACAAAGAAGATTTGAACCTGCTTTAAATGTGACATCAAACTATACAATAGAGTTTGGTAACCCAATTCATCACCCCCACGACGGACACGTTCCCGTTATTAGCAGTAGTGCGTTTACATACAAGAATGATGACGATGAAGTAATAACTGCTTATCTGCGAGATGACGGTAAAGGAAACATCGAGTTGTATACTATCGATGTTAATGGCCAGCCACTTAAAGTTTACTACGACACTACAGCCATTGGTACAGTAGACTACACCACAGGAACTATCACCCTCAAGGATTTTAGACCTCTTGAATTTGTTGGAACGACACATATCAAAATAAATGTCCCACCAAGAGATAAAAATATTTTTGCAAGCAGAAGTAGAATTCTTACTATCGACAAATTGGATGCAGACGCTATTAACTTGACAATCCGTGACATAGCGGACAAATCAATGACATCAACTGGTGGTGACTCTCACTCTTCTGGTTCCCACTCTTCTGGTTCATCTTCCTCTTCTGGTTCATCTTCCACTGGATATTGAGGTGTCTAAGCAATGAGTGTTGTAATACTTAATAACTCAACTGCTTCACAAGCAGATTTGCCCGCTCTGTTGACGGATGAGTTAGCGGCAAAGACACTAAGCATTCCTACAGTTTCTGCTTTAGTTGCGGAGCAACTTCCAGATTTTGTTAGACAAGACCATACTCGTCTTACAGAATTTATGGAGGCTTACTATGAGTATATGGAACAAAAATCAAAAACACTTTACAGTACGTTTGTTCTTCAAGACTACTCAGATGTTGATACTACATTAGAAGATTTTATTTTATATTTTAAAAACGAATATATGCAAGGTTTTCCTAGAGAACTAGCGTACAATTCCACCACAGGTTCTAAGGTAAACGAAACCACATTAATAAAAAGAATTAAACAATTTTACAGAGCAAAGGGAACTGAAAAGGCATATCAACTTTTGTTCAGAATATTGTGGGATATTGAAATTGATAGTTTCTATTATCCAACCACAGATGTATTGAAAGTTTCATCTGGTAACTGGATTTCAAACAAGACACTAAAGATAACAACAAATAATTCAGATTTCATTTGGGATAGTACAGACAAAACAATTAGTCAGACTACAAATACTGGAAAACTTATTAGTTCTGCTACTATTCGAGACATTAAAAGATATAATACTAAAAAGGCATCGGTAGCAGAGTTCGTTATTGACGAAATAAATGGCGAGTTTGTAGATGACTTAAAGGTGACAATTGATGTCGGTGGAACCACTGGAGATTTGAATGAGTATGTCTATCCTGTAATTGAAAGTATTAGACCCATCATTGGTGCTACCGCAGGCGGTGACAAAAGAGGAAAAGATTATAGAGTTGGTGAAATTGTTACCGTAACAACATCCACTGGAGGCACAGATGCTAAAGGTGAAATTGCCGAAATTGATGGCAAGGGCGGCATCGTCGCAGTTAATATTATTGATTCTGGTCTTGGATATAGATACGCAGATGACATCACGTTTAACATTATTACTGCGGGGGGAACAGGTGCTGGTTTAACTGCCGATATTTCTCCCGTATCCGTTTATCCAGGCTATTACTTTGGAACGAACGGACAACTTAGTACAAACAAGAAACTTTATGATAATTACTTTTATCAGAATTTCTCATACGAAATCAGAGCAGAGGCGGCACTACGAACATATAAGAAATCTGTTCTTGACTTAATTCACCCTGCTGGTACTAAACTGTTTGCTCAGTTACTAATGAAGAGATGGGAACCGCTTTCCATTGGTTACAAGACCAAAGGTAGACCTTTGGAGATTTCTGTCCTTGGACATTATACTCCCTACAATTTCAACACCACAGAAAATCTAAGACACAATTCTCAGAGTAAAGATTTGTATCCATTTGGATATAATCCAAGCGGAGCCACTGTGGCAGAAAACGGAACCAGTATACACGTTGCAGAAGCATCAAGAACCGCATCGTACTGGGGACTTGTATATAATGATGAGCCTGGAAGAACTGCTCCAAGCGATTCAGGACACGGGGGCGGATTTGCCTATAACTACAACACTGGAATCGAGGGGTCAACATATACTCACGGTCTAACTTGGGATGCCGCTTCTGGTGGTTCAGGTCCTCTCTACACTCTCAGTAGAGGAGTTTTCCTTCAAGGAGGAATAAACGGTTTGTCTGGTGCGTCCGCGGCATATACCATCCTTGGAACATCAGATGTTGCAGACTGGCTCGACCAAGGTTCTTACTGGGTAATTTACCCACACCCAAACACCAGAGGAATTACTGCAATTGCTTCTGGTTCAGCCTTCTCGGAAGTAAAAATAAATCCATTCCTCTTTATCGACATCAGCGGAACCACATACGGCGTCGAAACAGAATACTTATACACTGAGGCACTTGGTAGTACTGCGAGTAGTGCTAGAGATAGTTCGCGTAGACAAGACTGGAACTACGGCGGTAGTCCATAAAAAATGCATATATACTATATCATTCGGAGAAAATAAATGGCAGTAACTGGCGACAATTCAGTATTCAAAACAAGTCTTAGAAGGGACCTCGCAGGTTCTTTTGTGGACAGATTTGCTGTTGAATCGACCGACAAATACTTTTTGTTTATCGGAAAAGTAGATGGCTGGACTGCTGGTGGTACGTTCGGGACTCTTTCGGATAACAGAAATATCGATGTTGATGTACGAAGAAACATTGTAGGGATGAAACAAATTGATTTTAACTCTGCATTTTTTATGGCTGCAAGGTATGACTGGACAAGTGGAAATATATACACCCCATATAATGATAACACAGACTTAGCAAACAAAGCGTATTATGTAATGAACTCCGAATACAATGTATACAAATGCATTGATAATGCTGGAGGTCTTCAATCCACTGTTGAACCAAAAGGAGTGAGGACAACTGGACTAATGGAACTTGCAGACAAGTACGTCTGGAAATACTTGTTTACAATTCCTGAACCAAGTCGATATTATATTGACGATGCGTTGATTCCGTTAAATGTTGCCAAGACAAGAGGAACAGCCACTGAATCTCAGAACCAGTGGTCAGTTCAACAAAATGCTAGAGATGGTGGAATTGAATATGTTCAACTTACTACCAGAAACGGAAACTATACCTCTGCACAAATTATTCCAAAGGATTCACCAAACGCAACGACATCAATTTCTGTTCCAGCAGGGGCGACAGGTATATACATCAATTCTGCACACGGAGTAGATGTTGGTTATGGTAATGGAGATTATAATGGTCTTGTGATTACTGTAACTGACGGAATTGGTACTGGTCAAAGAAGAGAAATTAGCGGATATACTGGCTCTAATTCATTCGTTCAATTTACAGAACCACTCGATAAAGCAGTACCAGCAGGTAGTGGTTATGAAATTGCACCTAGAATAAAAATATATGGTGATGGTGTTTCCGCCGATGCATATGTAACACTGTATGATTATGATGGTGATGTTCCTGACACAAAACAGATTGAAAAAATTATTGTTACTGACTCAGGTAAAAACTACACCCACGCTACTTGTGAATTTTCTCCAGAATCATTAACAAAGGCATCAGTTGCAAATGGAACCGCCGCAGAAGCCAGAGCGGTAATTTCTCCTGTGGGTGGTCACGGAGCAAATGTCATCAGGGAATTGCAGTCCACTGCTCTTCTCGTCGTGGTAAACATTGATGACTCCGAAGACAGTTCATTCTTTTTAGACAATGAAGTTAGACAATATGGCATTATTAAAAATCCAATTCTAAATGATACAGAATCAAAATACTTAAATAATGAAGGTGAACCATATAGAATTGCAGGGACAAACGTAAGCCCCTTTACCTCCCTTGAAGTTACTAGTACAAGCACTGGTGGTTTTTTGCCAGAATCACTGTTTACTGTTGGTAATTATGTCATCGGAAAAGATTCAAAGGCAACAGCAAAGATTGAAGCGTGGGGACCTGCACTTGAAGGAAACCGAGGAGTGCTGACATTAAGTAACCTCCAAGGAAACTTTGAATCGCCATTGGTAGGAAGAACTGGCGAAGGCGTTATGGAATTTTCCCAATCAGACAACAACTGGGAATTTAGTAGTGTAAGTAATGTTGCAGAAGTCTCAGCCTTCGATGCATCATATCAAAATACACCCCCATCATTCAACTGCAATTTTGTACTAGGTGTAACCCAAGCAGGTGGAGGTTTGAACAATACAACATTCATTCCTGATATTGGAGTTACAGGGGGTTCTGGATGCGTTGGAAGCACAGGATGTCCAACTGGAGTATGTCTATCTTGGACAGTAAATGATGCAGGCACAGGAGGAACCCTTGTAGTTACAGATGCGATTGGAACTTTTGCAACTGGAGATTCAATTGGAAGTTATTCCTCGGCCTCAACAGATGCTCGTATACATACTTGTAGACCACCGCAAATTAAACCGCAAAGTGGCGAAATATTGTACGCACAAAATATGAATCCAATCGAAAAAGACCCAGAACAGAGAGAACAGTATCAGATTATTCTGAAATTCTAAAGGTTACATAAATGACACTAGACCGAAGTAAATTTAATATCAACCCATACTATGACGACTTTAATGAAACTAAAAAGTTTCTTCAAGTTTTGTTTAAGCCTGGTTACTCTGTTCAAGCAAGAGAACTTACACAACTCCAGTCTATTCTCAGTAACCAGATTGGAAGAATGGCTGACCACATCTTTGAAAATGGAGATGTAATTCAGGGTGGTGGTATTACGGAAAGAAATCTTCTTTGGTTTAGACTAGACAACACAGCAGGTAGTGACTCTGCAACTGTTGATGTTAATGACTTAATCGATTATGAATTGTACTATGACCATACTGTTCTTACTACAAACGCAGGTGGAACAGATACAGAAGCAGGCACAACCACCAGAGTAGTTGGTAAGGTAGTACACGCACTCGATGCCACCGCAGGTGACCCGTACAAAATTATATTCGTTGAAACTCTTAAAGACAATAAAGACGAATCAAATGTATTCCCCCGTGGTCAGACTGAAATTAAATGTTCCAATCCAAACATTGATGTGAACTTGAGCGTTTTGGATGCTCCATCACAAGGAGGAGCAGAAAGCGGAACCTTCTCTAGAGGAAACGCGATTGTACTTTCCATTGACCAAGGACTGTTTTATGTCGATGGTTACTTCGTAATGAACGACCCACAGACTATTGCAGTAATGGGTGAGTCTAACAATATCAGATACTTCGAACCAGCAGAAAGAACTGTTTCTGTTGGATTTAGTATTGACAGAAAAATTGCTACGGTAAACACCGACCCAAGTTTGCGTGACCCATCACAGGGAACATATAACTATAACGCTCCTGGCGCAGATAGATTTATCATCGAACTTAACGCCAAACAGATTGAGTATATTTTTGATGAGAATGGTTACCGAACCGACAAAGATACCAACAACTACTTTGAGTGGGCAAGAATTATTAAAGGGGAAACCTTTAAGAAACTTAAGTACCCAGAGTATGCTCAACTTGAAGAAACTCTCGCAAGAAGAACATACGATGAATCTGGTCACTACACCGTAAGACCTTTCGGTTGGGGCCCAGAGGACTACGACTTTGTTTGGAACCCAAATGACACTAGCGTTGAAGGTCAACACGGTGGCGAATATTGGGACTATTATGCGGCAGGTATTGAAGCAGGTAAGGCGTATGTTAAAGGTTACGAATTTGAACTACAGAACACAGAACACTTAGTTGGTAAGAGGGCAAGAACAACCAAGAAAGTT